GTCCGTATAATACTGCGCGCTTAAATTTATTTATGGAGAACAACTCATTTGATTATGGAAAGCCATTTTATTATCAAGGTAATAATTGGGTGTTTCTTAAGTCTGTCGATGATGTGGTAAGTGTATTCAGCTTAGATCCAGCTGAATGGGGTGCCTAATGAATATTGATATAGTTTCAGGATTTAAATATGGAGTACTTGATTACAGTCAATATATAGCTGAGCTAGAAACCAACCTGGATTCTAGCTCTATTGCATTTATTGATGTGTATGATTCGGGGGGTTTAAGCGTAGCTAAATCAATTTTTAAGCCACAGGGCCGCGTATCAATTAAATTCGCCAAAGCTGATTTGTTTAATATTTCTAGTAAGTGGATTGCTCGTCTCTATGATACCGATGGCGTTTTCTGGGCTGACAATTTCATCTTGCAAGATGGCGTGGTTGATATTGAATTTCAGTCGCAGGGTGAATCAAGCGAAGTTGGCGAATTAAAAACGTTTAGTGGCTCTATCACGCAAGATGGCGAACCAGTCTCGCGATCGGTTTATGCGTTAGCGATCGGCGGTGATGTGCCTAAGCTTTTAGCGTCTACGGTTTCAGATGCTGCAGGGGATTATTCGCTGCAGTGGAACGGCTACACAGGTCAAATTCTAGTTACTGCTACTGACGATTACGGTGATCTGTTTTCTGCTGAAGCATTACTGAGTATTGGTGCTCGTGTGCATCCTGCTACGCCAAACGGTTACGTATACGAAGCTGCGAGTGCTGGCACGATTGGTTTGGTTGAACCGATATGGCCAGAAGTGGCGGGCGAATCTGTTACGAGTGGCGAAGTTCAATTGTTAGCTGTTCCGTTTTATCGCCCCAAATCTGCTGGGCCATTTACTATTACATAAAGGGTTGTCATGTATACGATTGAAGCCCTACCGCTGGCTATTGATTTAGACAGTTCTAATTACATTCCGTCTGCTGATATTGAGTTTGTTGATGCAATTGAATTTGTTCAGCAAAATCTATATAGATCTGCTGCATTGCTGCGTTTTAATCAATCGCAAACCAAATCATCTTCGGTGTTGTTGAATAGTTTTGTGCCGTTGCCGCTTTCGGTTGTTAGTAGTAATGAGTGTTCACTAGCGGGTTCTGTAGAAAGAAATTTAACAGGTTTGCCTTGGGGTGAATTGAGTTCTATTGATAAAGCAGCGGTAATATCAATAGAGCGGGCAGCTGTCTTTTCAGAAAAAAATAGTATGTTGCCGTGGGGTAAGTTATCGCATATAGATCGTGTTTCTACATTCCTTGTTGAGTCCGCATCTGTTGATATTAATTCAGGCTGGGATGTCGGAATTAATAGCCATTTGTTTGAGTTTTCTTGTGTTGTTGATGCACCACAGTTTGCAGTTGATCTGTATTCAAATCGAGATAGTGAATACGATTTACGACAAAAGGATTTGTTCACAAGTTTGGGTGCTGTTCTTAACTTTGATGAGTCGCCCTATGTGCCGAATTCAAATATTAGCTGGGGTAATTATCAGCTAACTAAACTGCCAGCTGCACCACTTTCAAGCATTGCAAAAACATCGGCGTATCAGCCACCGGCTAAAGATACTTTAACAGTATTGCCGTGGGGTGATGGTATACCGCTGCAGTATTCCCCTGAGTTGCCGTACGCAGTAGATGATCCAGAACCTGTTGAGCCTGGTGAGGTCCCTGACGCTAATAAACGAGATGTGTATTTAATTATGAACAATGTGAATGTGTTTGCGTTGCCGAATAACGAGCCGCTGGCGTTTGCGGATATTTCGATTGATTTAGATCTGGATTCATACAGCTGGAAACTAACAGCGGACGTGCTAAATCAGCAATCAATCGATTTAATAAAACCCGATGCTGCCGGCAATAAAGAAGTTGCGGTAGAAATAAATGGCCATCGTTGGAGCTTCTTTGTGCCAGCGTGGTCGCGCAGTCGCAGTATTTCAGCTAATGCATTAAATAAACGCTACTCGATTACTGGCTACAGTCGTGCGCAGTATTTGGGTTTGCCGTATGCGCCCAAACGTACACGAAGTATTGGCAGCACAACAGCAGTGCAGGCGGCAACTGATGAGCTTGTGGGTACCGGATTTTCATTAGTGTGGGACGTAGCTGATTTACCAGATTGGGTTATGCCAAGCAGTGTATTTAGCTATCAAGAGCTGGCCGCGTTGCCAGTGATTAAAAAGCTCGCAACAACGGTAGGGGCGATCGTTCAACCTGCAATGGATGCCGACACAATAACTGTTCAGCCGCGTTACAAAGTCGCGCCTTGGGATCTGGCAACGGCTACTGTTGATCGTGTAATACATGAGAATCAAATACTCAGTGAGGGTGGGGTTCTTGTATCTAACTCGTTAATCAATCATGTGTATGTTTCTGGTGAGTCAGAAGGTGTAGCGCTAAACGTAACGCGCAATGGTACCGGAGGTGATGAGTCCGGTACCGATATCGTCGATGCATGGCTGAGTGCGGTTGAAGCCAATACCAGCCGTGGCAAACATGAGATCGCGGCAAGTGGTGACAGAATTAATCACTCATTAGAGTTGGCAATACCTGAATCCAGTGCGCAACCTGGTTTGTTATTACCGGGCATGATTGTTGAAGTTCAGTTTAATGATTCGGCTAATAACTATCGCGGCTATGTACAGAATAATTCGATCTCGGTGCCTGGTCGTGGCCTTTCTAAATGTCGACAATCAGTAGTGATTGAGCAGCCTGTGGGCTGGGAGTCTTAACGATGAGGGAGATATCATGAGTAATCCGTGGGTTAAGTTTGGTGCATTGACTGCGCCAGGTGCAAAAGCGGTTGTTACTGTAACGACGGTGAACAGCGACGGTACATCGTTCGTTACGTTGCGAGCGGGTGACTCGTTGCGCGTTCGTGGTGATTCAGTCGCGGCGGGTAGTAACGCGTTAATTCAGAATGGGAAAATAATCGGGGGCGCGCCAGCTTTGCCGATTCAGTCTGTTAGCGTTTAACGAAAGTGTCGAAGAATTCAAAAAACTGTTGCTGGCGCACGCGTGGCCAGCTTGCGATCTCTCCCATTACATCGACCATTTGTTGATTTATGAATCCGTTTCGTCGCTTTGTGTTGTGCTGTATTGGATACAGAACCGGCTTTTGACCCAGCATTAGGTAGCTGGGCGTTCCGCTGTAAATATGCATTAGAATGTATAATTCGGCTAGTGTTGGCGGGGTTTTTCCGTATCTGTCGCTGATGCCGATATTTTCAAAGCGGCGTAGTGAGCGCTCAGAAAAAACCATGTTTTCATCTATCTCGTTCGCGAGTAGATTGGCCGCTATGACGCTTTCTTTAATTGTCATGTTTGCTGCTGTTCGCATTGTCTGTAAGTTGCTGCCGTTTGGCAGTTTTACTTTCTCTGAATCCTCCTTGATTCGACTGTTGTCATTCATAATCATGTTTTTTATCTTGATTTTTAAGCTCGCATTATCTCTAATTTATGGCGCTTAGTGTCTAGTTATGTAGGAATGACAGCAAGCAGGTTTTAGCCATGCCTAAATTATTTTTATTTTTTTCTTATATTTTCTGGCATGTCTAAAGCGTTGGAAAACTAATTATTGCACGATGTTACATACTGGCCTTAAATGAACTTGCTTAATTGGCAGCGATGTCAATAGCGAAAGTTTATTAAAAAACTCGAATGGATGTGATTATGAAGCATGGAAAACAAGTGGCGGTCGCAGGGCCTGAGCGCTGGATTACTCAAATTGAAAACGGTGTTGTTACGCTAGTGCAGCGCATTGAAGCTGATGCGTTTGTGGTGCAGTCTCATGATTTGCCTGCTCTTTGTGCGAATGAAGAAATTATTCCTGATATTCTGGCGAATGATATCTCTCTAGCGATTTTTGGTCGAAGTAAGATGGAGTAAGTTCTGTCGGCTCGTTCGGGATAATGATAATTTCTATTTCTGGGGCAGCTACTAAAACTCTATTCACAAACCTATGTTCTGATTTCTTGCAGATAAGCGCTACTGTTGGCGCTTTTCCTGTTATCTTGCTGTATTCAGCTTGGCCGTTCCATTGACTGCAGTAATGATTAACGTAATCCGATTCTGTGTGAAAATCCATTCATAGCCTTATTTAGCTGTATCTTTTAAGTGCTCTTAGGGCAGCCGAGAGACACTGTAGTTTTAATATGTCGGTGCGCCATATGTGCGCCATGACATTTATTTTTTTGTTTAACCTATTGATTTTATAGGGTTTTATTAATTGCACGGCACTCATCCATCATCGGTGCGGTGGTGAATCTGCGATTCACGCTATTGCTGGCTTTGCTAGCATTGGCGGGGGCTGTGGCTGTTTTTGTGTTGTCTTTTGCTTGCGTCATTTTCTACTTTATTTGGTATGTTGTAACTATTGAGTGCGTCAAATGTGCGTAATAAACTCAGTATTTTCTCGTGGCACACCGCATCGTGGCGCACCGTATTTAAATCAGAAATTTTGAGTGGTGTTATGGCATTTATTAGAGCGCGTACAAATAAAGACGGCAGTATCTCATATCATGCTGAAATTCGCATTAAGTGGGCAGGAAAGTACCGTTGTCGGCAGTAAATGCTAGCACGTTTGCTGGCGGGGAATGATTCGCTGGCCTTTGCCGATATTAAGATGGATCTGGATCTTGATTCATACAGCTGGAAGCTATCAGCAGATGTACTGAATCAGCAATCGATTGATCTAATAAAACCAGATGCAACTGGCAATAAAGATGTGGCGGTTGAAATTAACGGCCATCGTTGGTCCTTCTTTGTGCCGGCATGGTCGAGCAGTCGCAGCATATCGGGTGATGCACTGAATAAACGCTACTCAATCACGGGTTACAGCCGCGCCCAATATTTGGGTTTACCGTATGCGCCAAAGCGTACCCGTAGTATTGGCAATACTACTGCAGTACAAGCGGCTAATGATGAGCTAATAGGTACAGGATTCACATTAACTTGGGATATTGCACAGCTGCCCGATTGGGTTATGCCAAACAGCGTTTTCAGTTACCAGGAACTCGCAGTGCTTCCGGTCATTAAAAAACTAGCTGGCACTGTTGGCGCAGTGCTGCAACCTGCAATGGATGCCGATGTGCTAACTGTGCAGCCACGATATAAGGTCGCGCCGTGGGATCTGGCAACCGCTACCGTAGATCGAACAATTCACGAGAATCAAATACTCAGCGAAGGTGGTGTTTTGGTATCGAATGCGAAAATAAATGGTGTGTATGTTTCGGGTGAATCCGAAGGGGTTGGCCTAAATGTTAGCCGGCAAGGGACGGCGGGGGATGTAATAGGTGCGGATGTTGTTGATGGTTGGCTGAGTGCAGTAGAAGCCAATACGAGTCGCGGCCGCGCAGAAATTGCAGCCAGCGGTGACAGAATAAATCACTCGTTAGAACTGGCTATCCCAGAATCTTCCGCGCAACCAGGCTTGCTTATGCCGGGGATGATTGTGGAAGTTCAATTCAACGACGTTTCAAAAAACTACCGTGGTTACGTGCAAAACAATGTCGTGTCTGTGCCTGGTCGTGGTCTGTCTAAATGCCGGCAGTCAATAACAATAGAGCAGCCAGTGGGTTGGGAGTCGTAAGTATGAGCAATCCGTGGGTTAAATTTGGTGCGTTGACTGCACCAGGGGCAAAAGCTGTTGTAACTGTAACAATGGTAAACAGCGACGGCACATCAATTGTTACGTTGCGATCAGGCCAGTCGTTGCGAGTACAGGGTGATAGTGTGGCGGCCAACAGCAAAGCGTTGATTCAAGGAGGGCGTATTATTGGTGCTGCACCATCGCTGCCGATTCAGTCGATTAGCGTCTAGTTCAGCTCTGTGAAAAATTCGTGAGTATTCCTACTTTTGCTTGTAGCTAATTTGAATGGAATTGTAAGAAAGGTACAGAATTGCAAAGTTGGTTGTACGAATAGTATTCATGTTTTATCAATAACATACCCAGTCTTATTAGTAGTTCATCATCCTTTTACAACTGACTTTGGTGATGATTGAGAGCTGGAATAATTGTTATCGAATATAAAAGGTTTAAAGGAATAAATTATGAACAAGAACTTACCTGCTCGACTTGAAGAAGCAAACCAGCGCTGGATTACAGGAATCGTGAATGGCAAGATTCAAGCTATAACTCGTATTGGGCCTTGTGCGCTAGTGATTTCACCCGAAGAGTTGCCAAAGTTGATATTAATGACAGATTGGATAGGGGATGAATTGGCGGATCAGATTCGATCCGCGCTCGATGATAGGTGATTTTAGGGAGTAGTGAAGATAAAAAATCGATGTCTATAGTTTGTGAGGCACGAACAACGGCAACTGTTTTTGTTCCGTTTAAATGCCTTATTAACTTTTATTCTTTGCGGTATTCTCTTTGCTTTCAAACCAATTGAATATACAAATAGATAATGAAAAAAATATATAAATAAAAATTACTAAAAGTTGGAGGAATAAAGCGGTTACCCCACCTTGATCTCCAGTATATGCTGCAAAATAAAGCGAAAGACCACTGCCTGAAAATACAATAGCACTTCCTATAATTAGATAAGTTCTACGTAATTTTATAATCAGCTTGCGCGAGATCGGAATGCTAATGAAGAACATGACCGATGGTAAAAAGAGTAATAAAGCACCGATTAACATATACATTCTCCATACTTGAAGCCGAAAGCTAACGCTTTTGTTGTTGGGCGCTGAAAGCGTCCAAGCCCCAAAGGGGCTGAATCGGCAACTTCTTGTTATGAGGTTTTACCATCAGCTTGTCAATGTAATCTTTATCAGCATAAAAAAGTACATCGCTATTAGAATTAAAGACAGAGTTTTACCTAACAAAGTCTTAATTTTTCTAAAAGCTACAGCAGTTAATATTGATGCAAAAATAAAAATCAACCCGCTCATCATTTGAGATCTAAGTGATACCTCACTTTGATGCGGCTCAAGGATTATAGAGTGCAAAATCCCTACAAGCATAAAAGTGATAGCGGGCAGCCATCTTAACATTTCACTATCAGGTATACTTTTCACAAATTACTCATAACGCCAACTCTTTAGTAAATAGCTCTAAGTTTGACCTGATCGTTGAAATTCCAGAGCTACTAATTTTACCACCAAAACGACTTAGCGGAAGCCAGCCCCAAAGAAAACGACTTACAAATACTTTAGCCATATCATTTTTAGAAGCTATTTTAATCTTGTAAATGCTTAAACCCAGCAATATTTTAAAGTTATTAGTGTCGATAACTGATACTTCTGATTTTTTTAATTCTATTAGTATGCAGCTAACACTCTCTGGCTGATAAATAGAAAAGTACTCTTGATCATTTAGCGTAAAGAACTCAATTTGAAAAGAACCCGCAGCAACAAATCGAATATTCTTCTTATTTTTAGAATTTACAATTTTATGGGTTTGAAACATAATTTCTATTTACACATAACGCTGCCATTTGCGGCAGACTTGGAGCTGGTTTGTTATAGCTAAAGGACAAAGCCATTACCCACAATACGCTGACCTTCGACTATAGTAAAATTGGCACCTTGAACTAGTCTAGAGTAATCCACTCCATCGTACATTAGTACAACTTTTGCTTCACATTCAAAACCTGCTACTAAGTCGTTTTGTTGTGAAATGAAACATACTCCCATGTGATGTTTCGACCTTATTTTTTCGGTAGCATAAACAAGGAGATGTGGACGATATTGTTTTGACTCGAGGAGCCTTTCTGGAGTTCTTTCTCTTCCCCCATCCTCGGGTTTAAAAAAAGTAACCTTTACGTCTAATTTCTTCATATAACTAATCGGCTATAACGTTTTTGTTGTGGGGCGCTGAAAGCGTCCAAGCCCCGGAGGGGCTGAACCACCAATTTTTTGTTAAGTGCTTTCATGCTACAGAGACCACTAACGAAATTGTTTCAGCTGAAGTATATGTCGAATTACAACACTCATCCCAATGCAGGTGGCTACCAGAAAAAGAACCACTTTCAAAATCAAAGAGAGATGAAAACACACCAATACTTTCTTTATTCCCAATTAGGAGAAGTCCAAGTTTATCATCAAGAGAAAGACAAGCAGGCCCACGTCCTAAGCATACAGTTAAAGTAGGTTCCAGTTTTTCATACGGTGTAGCACTACCATTTACATCAAAATTAAGCTCGATTGGATTTAAAGCGCTTAAACTATTAAGTCTATTTCTAATGCCCTGCAATTCAGCAACGGTACCAGATATAGATGTTTCATCATCTGTACGATATAGTTTCATACTTCACCTAGGCACTTAACGCCCGCCTCAACGAGCAAGTTTTTGTTGGCGACTGTTGTGCGGTTTTTTGCACAAAAGGTGACAGCGGAATTTTGTCCGATGCAGACGTTTGTTAAATGATTCCACTATCATTCTCCACCATCTCCACCATCTCCACCATCTCCACCACCAAAACTTCCAATATTAATTGTTACACCAAAATCAACCATCACACCAAGATCTACTGAATCAGTAGTGGTCTTCCTTCCTTTTCTTAGACGTTCCATTTCTTTTTCATGGAGTTCTTTTCTAAGTGATTTTTTATTAAGGTTGATTATTTCTTTCTCTTCTTCCGTAAAGATTTGAGCGGCTTCCAAAGGTGCACCACAATACATGCATTTATCAGAAATGGTCTTCTGAATCTTCTGACCACATTTAGAACAATTACCTTTATTCATAAAAAGTACTCATTACCATTTAACGCCGCCAACAACTGCGTAGCAACCTTTGACTATTTGTGTGTTTTTTACACAAATAGTCAAAGGTTGCGGAGTCAGATTGCTTGGCTTTGTTAAGTTTATCCAAATTGACTTTCCAGTGACAATACATAAGAAAATGGATTAGCTTTAAGTGACTTTCTACTACCTTTATATGCCACAGTCATTGCAGTTGCAGATATTCCAGCACCAGCCAGAATTGCATAATTTCCTATAACTGGAAAAGCTGAAGCTGCAGAAGCTACTCCAATAATTGAAGACATTCCACTAATTGAAAAATCTGAAAGTGCGGTGACTATTTTATTTTCGGTTAACTTTGCTCTCAATTCCTCAATGCTAGGATTCACAGAATTACAATAGACACTATCAAGCCTTTCTCTTAAACCTTTCAGGGTCGTCACATCTCCATCTGAAATACTATCGGTTAGGTCCTGTAAAGCACCTCGGAATGCTGCAAGCTCATTTTTATGTTTTTCTCTAAACTCCAATATATGATCTATACGCAGATCACTTTTTAAAGATAGGTTTTGAATCACTATTTGAGCTAACATAGCATCCGTGTATGACTCAATATTACCGATATCTCTTCCTCTACGAAATCTATAATTGTCTTCTCGAGGATGTTCTTCACCACGTTTAATTCGTAATGTGAGTTGCTCATATGCACTGAAATTTGTTAGCAATGCCATTCCTTCTTCTGAAGAAATTTTCTCTGCAAGTAAAGTCATATAAAAATTTGCAAAGCCACTATCAATGTTCACCCAATCACTTTCAGTATTTGCATGTTTTAATTCTTGGTGCAGTAGATGGCCCATTTTTTCAGAGTGTATCCGACCATGATCGTAATCATTAAACCCTAGCTTTTCTTTTAGCATGTAGCCAAGCTTATCACGATTAATCATTGAATCTTTTGTTCCACCCATCTGGATAATTCTCATTGCTTCGGGTGATTCAATGTATTTCAAAATATCTCTTGATGCTTCCTCAACGGCTCTTACGGTTGGTCGTACTCGAACTGGCTTTAAGAACCCTTCTTTATGCAGAATTGAAGAAGATTGATTTTCATAGGGATTGTCTATAGAGGATGGAACTATAGTCGCCAACTCATCCCAATACAGTAAAGATGTCTTGAGCCAGCTTTCATTTTCGATGTCGATTGAAGGATAATATAGTGCTTTTTTATACATTGGATGTCCGTTTCCCTGGATGATAATTTTTATTGTTCGCTGAAACTTAACGCCCAAAGCAGAGGCAGCGAAGCTGTCCTGCCCGAAGGGCTTTACTGCCTTTGATTGTTATGCTCAGAGAGCATTTTAAAAAACACTACTATCGATTCAATAAGCAGTAATGTTAACGGAATATAAACTAATAGGGGTAGCCCAACACCTAGAATCGTAAGAAGTATAAAAAAAGACATTAATGTACCGATGTACAATAAAAAATCGTTCTCACAATAGCTTGGCTTTACCTCGCCTTGTACATCATTCCCAATGTCACACTCTGCTGTGAATGAAAAATAGAAAATCAATGGTAATACAAAGAAACTAAAATAGAGAAATACTCTTAGTAAAATGTACTTCATAATCCCTCATTTAAATAATAATTACCTATTAGGACATAACGCTTTTAGCATGGTCGTAGCGTCAGCTACGTCCAATGCCTAAACTTGTTAAATTCTGGGATGAGAAAATAGTGACTAAAACTGCTCCCAGTACGTAATTCTCTAGTAATCCTGGCGTAAAAACCCATGCAGCTAATGCCAAGATCCAAACTATTGCAGTTAGACAATAATTAAGACCCTTTGTACGCCCAAAAAAAACGAAGAGTACTACAGCAACAAATACATTAACAAATATGCTCGCTATACCTAAGACGAATACATCCTCGTATTCTGGAGTGCTCCAAGCATGGGAGATAGCCTGCAAGAAGCCAAGGCTATCATCAGAAGCAGTAAAAATAAGTATGTATAGTGATGCCACGAAATATCCTGCGGTCATCAAGTATATGAATGTACTGGCTAGTTTATGCTTCATAGGAATTTAACGCCATAAATAAAGGGCGCGCGCTTTTTGCGCGTCCAAGCCACGTCTTCTTGTGGCTGCCTTTCATTGTCTTGTTACTTGCTACTCTAATTCGGTATTTCTTTAATCAAAGATTGGCAAGTTAAATAATGCAGGAAGATACTTTGGAGGGTTTCTCTTATTTCTAAAGAAACCAATTTGAACAACTTCCATGCTGTTTGTGGCTGGTAAATTCTCAGCCGAATTAATACCTGCAGTTTACAGGATGATCATTCACATTGCTAAAGGCTTACTTATCAAAAACACTTAAGCCAAGTAACGCTTTTGTTGTGGGGCGGTGAAACGTAGCGAGGAACGAGCGAAGTTTAACCGTCCCAGCACCGTAGGTGCGAACACCAACTTTTTGTTAGGCTATTTCCCACATGTGCTGACCGCCGATGCCGTAAAACACATTTTCTTGAAAATCAAATGGCTCTATCTCGCTAATTCCCATATATTTTAGTAGTTGACTTGGTAGCACTGGCTTGCACTTACTATTTGAATTTTTAATTGCATTAATGAATTTTTTATCAGCTGTTAAAAAGTAATCAATATTATTTGTTTCCCCAGTCCATAAATGGAAAGCATCAATATATTGTTCTTCTTTTTGCAGGGTACGGCACATCTCTTGATACCTTGAAATATTTTCCAGATTACTTTTCATGCTTTCTGGAAAGTTTTTATATTGTCTGTTTTTTAAGGCATGTTCTCCAACGCCCTTAACGTTTAACCAATTACAGAAATCAACGACGCTACTTGTGTCTAAGTAATCTAATAGATTCGTTTGAAAGAAATAAGATCTCTCAATAGCTGGTTCGATTTCACCCATTTCTGAGTTTGGAAATAAATCACCTAGCTTTGAACTAGAACCTGACCCATTTCTCTTCCAGTCTTCTAAATCTAACTCTATATACCTATATGCTGATATCTCTGCGTTTTTGATGAGTTTTGCAATAGTAGGAAGGCACTTAAATTCTTCTCTCAGCCAAGTTCCATCAACGGGTGGTTTTTTTCTAACATAGCCAATGACACCGTCTATCTTCGTAAACATCATTATGTCACCGTAGCTCATGATATTTTGATCTATTAGTACAGATGGCATTGATGGATTCCTTATAAAGCCTAACGTTGCAAATAACCGGGCGCAAATGAAGCGCAGCGTAATTTGCGATCCGTGTTAATTTGCCTTGTTAGATTCATTTTTACATGGAAATGCTTTATCTAGCGCTTCAATAACCAATATTTGTCCAGCCGTATGCCATTTCTCCGGATTATCTTTCATATATTTGATTACTATCTCGGCTGCTTGACTCATTTTTACTTCTGATTCGACACAAAAATGAATACCATTATAAGCATCTTGAACACCGGCAAAGTAACCTCGAATCATGGAATTACTTTCATAGTATTTATTGTTCCATGAATCCATGATGTCGTTTCCAGTGAAATAATATGCATATGAACACATTGGAAAAAGCGAAGAGATCAGGATCAGTAGAGTTTTTGTCTTCATACGGTTTCCTTGTTTTTGAATCTAACGCCAATATTGTGGGGCGCTGAAAGCGTCCCAGTCCCGAAGGGACGATCACGAATGTTTTGTTAGCAGCTTTAATCAAGATACTCTGCTAATTTCTCTGAGTTGGGCTTGCCACTTTCAGCACCGAAATATGATATATCCTCTGATAAACCATCAGCTTCAGAGTAATACCCAATAACAAAGTCGAAATTATGTTTCAAAGCTAAATCATACGCAAACTCTAATAATTCAGAAAGCCGATCGATTTCATCAATACTTATATTTAGACCTAAATCCCAATCAGCATAATCTTCAGCTGATAAATCAGGCGTACGCTCATACTGAAAATTAACAACTTTGGCTTTAATATTATTAAGCTTTAACCACTCAGAAATTGAGAGCTCAACAGACTCTGATACTTTGTAGAGATCAGAACCATCAACATAAATATATAAATCTGAAATATTCATAAGCTTTTGACTGCTAACGCCAAAAGCATGGGCGCGGCTTTTTTCGTCCAATGCCTTTTCTTGTTATGTGAAATATATTGACTAGTACCACTTGATTTCTACTTCCAATTTACTTTCCGCATATGCCATTGCATCCTCAAGTTTTTGATGGCCAGAAGAGTCAACCCAAGTAGGCCCTGTAGTTTGAGTAGCTTTTTGGAAGCGTACATAATATAGAAAGCCTTCCTCTCCCATAGCAAGAGGTTCTTCACCTAGTTCTAAAGTTTCTTCTTCCTTGGCCATGTCGTACCACCAATCAAAATCTACAGCGATTACGTCAACCGGCGTTTTAGCTACACTGCCATAGAGCCAGTAACCTTTTTGTACGATATTAATTATCATAAGACCATCACATAACGCCTAGCATTTGCGGCGGTTTGTAGCGAGGCACGAGCGGAAAACCGTCCAAACCACGCAGTGGTTGCGCAACATGCTTTTGTTATGTGATTTTTCATTCAGGAACCTTCAGCTTCTTAACAGCCAAATTCAGCTCTTCTTTAGTTAAGCCAACAATAGACTGAAAGTCTTCTTCGCCTAAACCAAACCCTAATTTATGAGCATTTAAAGCGTTTACAATGCCTCGAAGTTCATTCTCGCTCAGCATATTCGGTGATACATTTTTAACTGTATTGAAAATTTTATCCGCTACTGCATTTTCAATAGGATTGACCACGACAATATCACCGGACTCTTCCAGTTCTTTTATTACCTTAATCAATTCAATTTTCACTACAGAGTCACTCATACGTTTTATTCACATAACGCTTTTGTTGTGGGGCGGTAAAACGTAGTGAGGAACGAGCGAAGTTTAACCGTCCCAGCACCGCAGGTGCGAACACCAACTGATTGTTAGGGTTTTTTGACGACAATTAAATCACCATCAACAAATCCGATCCCAATCCCTTGCGCACATTGTAAAACCAGCGCCCCTTTTTCATTTGATTTCATATAGCTAATTAACAGTGTCTGCATGTTATCTAAGCAGCTTTCCCACTGTAGCCCTGAATATTTCTCTGGTATTGATATAGATCGTTTATTGGGCTCAAATATTTCATCGCATGCCCAGTCCTGATCATCCTCATCAAAGGATGCAGTTCCAACTAACTCGACGCTAAAGTCACCCGAGTTTTCAATTAAGTTAAACGAAAACCCCTCTATACCCTCAGGCAATTTCTTAGATAAGGATTCGTTGACCCATTTGTAAAATGAACATTTAAAGTTTCGATGAAACATACTGAGCCCTAACATTTTAATCATGCGCATGCGCGTTTACACGGAAGTGACTTTTAGAAACTTCACGGCAACTGATTGATTTAACTCGGTAATTGTTGAAATCCATTTCCAAGCTCCAGAAATACGCGCATGCGCATTTGCCTAAATAACGAGGGGTCTCGTTATGTCAGGGCTTATATTGATAATGTACTGATTTTGCTACATTTTCCTGAATTGTTCCAGATAAACGCGCAAATATTACAAATATTTCCGTGCAAGTGAGCATTGAAACGACCCAATATCAAAAATCAACTGTATGTATAGGGCTCTTCACTTATTAAGGTGGTAATTACGGAGCCATATCTAATTGACCAAAATAAAAGATGATTGCTGTTTTGTAACGCTCTAAATTTCTATACCCGCTCGCCCTACGTCCAGCATCTTTTATTTTCCTGTTTATAGCTTCAGCTCTGGCATTCGAAACTCCTTTATCCATTGAATTTATAATTCCTTTTAGATTACTTTTAATCGTTTCTGCAACGGCCATGAGTGGTTTCAAATTAGATTCATTTACTAAACGTATCCAGTGCTTCCAAGCCTTGCTTGCACCTATCTTTTTATAGCTGTACCAAATTTCTCGCGCTTTTTCTTTTAAGAACCAGGCGGTGGCTGTTTGAGTCAGTTGTTCTTGAAGGTCGTGAAGCTTTCTGTTCTCGATGTGATTTAATTTCTGTCCATTTCTTAACCAAACATAGCGTGTTTTATGAAAATAGAGTCGATCTAAAGATGGTGCTTTTTGAATCTCTTGTTTTCTAATCTGATTAAGAGCGGTTGTTAGCATTTTTGCTATATGGAAATGATCAAATGAAATTATTTTTTTAGCTAAGCTACCAAAGAAAGTATGGATTCCTTTCTTATAAGCAGGGCTCATATCAAGTGTTATGGATTCAACCTTATGTAAGAAATGTATTGGTATAGTAGATAAACATTCAATTAAGCTCTCGCCTGAACGGCCATCAGCTACTGCAATAACTTGCCCATTAGAGTTTGATAAAATAGTAATAAACGTTCTATTTTTACCAATGCATGTTTCATCAACAGATAGGTGTTTGCAGTTAACTGCCCAGCGCCTTTCTAGGCCTCTTTTAACACCTCGATACATAATTCCATTAACTGCGTTCCAGCTAATCCTTAAGCGACGGCTCAAGCTTAAAATTGAGCATTCTTGCGCCCATTCTAAGATTGCGCACTCAAACATAATAGAATAACGAGAGCTTTGATCAGCCCAAGGGACTTGAACTGTTAAGACTCCATGGTTTTCACAATTTATTCGTGGGGTCTCGGCTTCAATAATTGTTTTATATTGGCAAGTATCTAAATGTCTCCATCGACGTTTTCTAGTGTCATAGCGTTCACAAAGCTTTTGGCATTCGGGGCATGGAAATTTTGTTTTAGATTGATAATCGACAGTAACTAAAATGCTACTTTCTGATTCGATGAGTTCAACAGCGCTGGTATACCAAGGATTGGGAAGCTGAAGAATATGATTGTATAAGGAAAGCTGATCCATGCCTAAGTCATCCATATGATGAGGTTCGGCAATTATATTAAGGCCTCCACCTTAATAAGTGAAGAGCCAT